TCTAATACGGATTGCTCCATATTTTTGATAGCTTCAGGATCAAAACCTTTACGACCTAAACTAAGTTGTAATTCAGCGACTTGAGATGCTGTAAATTGTGTTGTAGAACCTAATCGCTTTGCTTCTGATGTAAGCATTTTAAGTTCATCAGTAGTAGCGTTTGTAACCGTTCCTACTTTAGCCATTCCGTTCTCAAACTGAACGAATGTGTCCATAGCGGATTTACCTAAAGCGGCTAGAGGTCCTGTAACACTAAAAGTAAGTAAAGAACCCATACGAGCTGCACCCGAAGCGAATTTAGCTAAACTCTTGTTAGCTTTACCCATTCCCTTTTCTAACCCTTTAATGTTAGCTGCGACAATTATCGAGATGGTCTTTACTGATACACCCATTTTATATCTTATTAAATTTAGATTTATTGTATTTCTCGAGAACCTTTTGTATGTGTTCTTTTGAAGCTATCTCTTTTTTAGGCTTGTATTTGTTATCCCAAGGAAGAGGTAATATCTCTTGTGGCTTTAGATTCTTTTTTGAGTGAGGTTGCAAACACCCCATCAATATGATTCGAGTTTGTTCCCACTGGTTTTGTGACGTCTGTTCCTGATACGTTTTAAAGCCCTCTAAGCGATTATTAAAAGAACGTGGGGTTAAACTATATAATTCATCATAACCTAACCCCATCATCCCTAAACCTATCTTCTCGAGCTTATCCCAATCAACATCGCCTTCCTCAGAATCTATCTCCTCTCCCTCAACTACTTTCCCTCGCCTTGAGGTTGGTCTAGTTGGAACGCTTCGAATATTTCAGATATTTTAGAGAAATCTTCGTTATCCAACCACTCTTCAATGTCAGCGATTTTATAAGTAAACTTCTCTCCAATCTTCTTAGCTCCGTACTTTAAACCAAAGTAAGCGATAACTCCGATATGGTCTATCTCCGATCCTAACTGATTTAATTCGTTTAGCTTTAAACCTAACTTTTTGCAGATTTCTTTTAAGCATAAATAACTAAATCTGATTGGTCGCTCCTGACCGCCTAATTCTACCTTTTTCATTTTTATTTGTGTTTATTTATTAGTATGTACCTTTTGTTACTACCCCAGTACCTGTTATAGTCACAGAGTAAGTCACATTCTCTTCGACCCCTGCATCCATAGAAAGACTTGATATAAAACCACTTCCTTCCCATTTAACACCTGAGTCACGTTCTGCAAATCTTACTATCACCTCATTACGTTCGTGAACATCATCGTAGAACTCTTTAAAGTCTAAATCAGCGTTAATGTCTTGTAGTGCGTCAGATGATAACTCAAACGACCTTAAACCACCTGCGTTCTCTTGATAACCACCGCTATCTTTAGAGGTAATATCTCTCAAATCCTCATTAAATGAAATAGAAGCTGATGTGCTATGTGCGATAGGTTCTTGTCCATTTAGTGTTTCACCTGATTGTATTACAATTACTTCTATACCGCTCTCGTCTATTTCTGCTGTACCATCTGCAAAGCTTAAAGTGTTAACGTCGCCTTGATGAGCGTTAGTAAAATCTCTATAAATATAATCACCATCAGTAACACTACTACTGCTTGTATAACCGTTATTAACAAGTACAGTGTAAATTTTTATAATTAAATCTGAACCTGTATTTGATGTAGTAGATGCTGTTTCTAATTCAGCTACGTTAGCCCCTCCGCTAGTTGTCGTATTTAAAATTTTAACAGTACCATTAGCACTTAAAGGTGTTGTGTTTAATACTTTAATTCTAGTTATCTGAGCTACGTCAGCAGGCGACTTTTTATAAACTAATAAATCCGATGCGTTTTTGATTGCCATAATTAATGGATTTAAAAGTTAATACTATGATTTAGCTAAAGCCCCTGTACCTGTAAGAGAAATAGAATAAGTTGCGTTTTCTTCTACACCTGCGTCTATTGAAATAGAAGTTATTAGAGCGTTACCTGTGTATTCCATACCTGAAGCACCAAACTTTACTGCTACTGCTGTACGAGCTTCCCAAGTTGTCCATAATTCTTCTATATCTGCTCCTGTAATAGAACCAATCTCAACAAAAGCATCTCCGCTTAATTCCCAAGAACGTAAACCTCCTAAGTTCTCTTGATAACCTGCGGAAGATTTTGTTGTTGAATCTCTAAGGTCCATATTCATAGATATAGATGCTGAAGTAGAGTGAGCTACTGCTTGTAAAGAACCACCTGTGGTTACTGAAAGCACACAATCTGTTGCGTTTAAAATTGCCATTTTTATTTAGTTTTTGATTATTAAACAATTAAATATTACGTTTTTGTAGAACTTTTCAGGTGACTTAAAATACTCATCGTCTAGGGTTTCAAACCTAAACTTAGCGGTATAAGTCACACCATCTTCGGTGTAGTCCACCTCGTACAAATCTAAGGCTTCTACTACTGCCTTAGCTTGACTATATGTTGTTAAATAAACGTCAGCGAAACAAGCTATCCGAATCGATACGTCACAAGATTTTAACGAGTTTCCTTTACTCATAAAGTTGCTTACGTTGGTTATCTCGAACGTGGTAGAAGGATATGTTACACCTTGAGGTATAATCACAGGAAAGACTCTATTACTACCACCATTAGCTGTTGTAAAAGCTGATGTAGCGTTGAGTCTTGTTATTATTACTTTTCCTATATCTTGAAACATACGTCTATTTAAATCCTGCTTTCTTAAACATTTTATCTAACATCTTAGATATATCTCTTTCGGCTGTTGCTGAAATATCTTCACCTTTTTGATCTATAACCTCTTTATAAAAATCAGGTTGGTTTTGTATTCTACCTGTAGATTTACCACTTTTATGTTTTCTATTCTTTGTACCATTAAGCAACATCGCAGGTAAATTTCTACTTTTTTTACCTTTAACAAAAGTTTGGTTAAGGTGTTTTAACCTTGTCCCAACAAACAAGCCAGGTTTCTTAGACTTTCTTGCTGTAATGATACCAATCGAATCTGCTATAGATTTACCAACTGTTTGTTTTTTAGTTGCAGCATCATATCTTTGTCCAGGAACTTTATTCTTAGTCCTGTGTTTATATTTCATTTTAAGAGCCTTTACTGCTTTCTGTGCAGCAGGTCTTAGTGCTTTGTTTATTAGACTACGAGAACTCTTCTCAGTTTCGCCTAATTTCTTTAGAGATTTCTTTACACCTTCAATACCTTTAACTTGAATAAGTTGACTCTTACTTATAGTAGGTTTAGCCATCTATACAGGTGATTCAGTTGGTAAATCCTCGCTTACGAATATCTCTATAAATTCTTTTCTTGGGTCAATTACGTACCCAATAATATCTAAATCGTTGCCCGAATTAACTTCTCTTAAAACCCAGTTAGATTTTATGTTTTTTGTTTCCGAAGAATATCGGATCGTGTACACAAACCTAGAGTAAGATTGTAGTTCGTTACCTTCGAACTTCTCCTCGACATCACGAAGAGATTTAACATTTTTATTAGCCCACATAGTATGAACGGTTGCGTAAGTATTAGTCACACCACCAAAAGCATCTTGTGAAGCTGAAAGGTCCCTTAACTCTACTCGAATGTTAAAGTCACCTGCTTTTATTTGACTTATAAACGCCATCTAGTGATAACACTTATAAGGTTGTAATAATATTTGAGAAGCCATAGGAAACTGACGCTTTCTATCTTCTCTGAAGTAATACATATCAGCTACAATTAACTTGATAGCTTGTTTAATCGCTTCAGGTACATCTGTACTAGCCGTACCATATCCTGTGTTGAACCAAAAGTAAAACGTATTAGCCGCATTATCCTTTAGCGTAGTGCCTGGAAAGTCCGAACTAAGGTAAACTAAGGAAGGGTTAGAGAAAGCGTCTATATACGCCTTATCTGAGCTTTGAGCAGCTCCATTCTCATCTAACCAATTAACAGGTCTTTTAGCAGCTACAACAGGAGGTCCAACTACTGCATCTACATCAACTAAAGTGCAATTAGGAAATATTAACGAAGCCTTATTTACTTGCTCGTTAAAGTAAAGTTTGTATTGGTGTGTTATGAAGTGGCGATTACAATAGTTCTCAGCCATATCAGTAGCAGCATCTATATAGTAACCCAACAATGTATCTTCATCGCTAGAATCAATACGCAACTGAGCCTTAATATCAGTAACCGATACCACCTTAGTAGCAGGGTTATTGACTAAAACTAAATCGCCTTGTTTGTTATCGTTTGGGTCTAAGTACATAGATTAAAGGTTAAAAAAGGGAAGCCCCGAAGGACTCCCTTTAATTAAAAACTATTTATTATTAAGCTATTAAAGAAACAGCTTTAACAAATCCTGCTCCATCAGAAACACCCCAGTCCATATATTGGTTAAGTACCAATCTAGTTTGACCGTTTACAGCTACTGAATAAGGATCTACCATAATATCTAGTCCACCGAACATTCCCATATACAATTTAGAGAAGTCACCGAAGTAGAAATCTGCTGATGCAGTACCAGTTTTAGTACAACCATTAGTGAAGAAAGTAGGGTAACCATTAATTAAAGAACCTTGCATACCCGCTGAAACCGCAGCTACTTGAGCAGAACGCTTTAAGTCAGCCATTAATGCAGGGTGAGCAACATAAGCTAAGTTTCCTTCAAGACCACCTGCTTCTGCAAGAGCTTGTTCTGCTATAACAAAATCATTCATAATAGAAGCGTTTGGTGCATAAGGAGTTGTTTCTACAAAAGCACCTGTAGCTAATTCACCTAAAGAAGCAGGAGCCCCTGCTACACCTGCTGTTTTAAATATAGCTGCATCCATTTTTTGTGCTGTTGCACGACCTAAGTCACGAATGATAGCTTGTTCTGCTGCGGCTCCGTTTTGTAGCAATAATTGCTTAGAGATGTTTACGTAAGAAGCTAAACGAGTTGGAGTCAATTCAACTTTACCGAATTGTGCACCACCATCTGCTGCTGCATCAACCTCACCTTCCCACTCAACAGAAGAAGCTCCTGTTACAGGAATAGTTGTGTTAGCACTTAAACCTGTCAATATAGTTGCACCTACTTTGTCAAATACAGACGCTTCTCTCATTGCATCTGCAAATCCTAATACGTTTGTAGGAGCAATAGCTGAACCTGCTTGAGTTACATTAGCACGAGATTCCAACATAAAAGAAGGAATACCTAAACCGTTGATTGAACGACCTGCTGAACGAGCTTCGTTTACAGCTTCTTCGTGCATTTCACGCTCTACTCCATCTAACTTTCCGTTAGTGAAGTCATTTACTGCCTTAAAGAAAGAGAAATTTCTTACTTCTTTTGGCTCATTTGATACTGGAGCTACTACTTTAGAAGCAATCTCAGCGTTTAATTTTTCTTGTCTTTCGATCATTTCGATAGATTTTTTTAGTTCGTCTATTTTAGACATTTTTTCATCGTAAGATACTTGCTCTTCAGTAGTAAAGTTACGAGTTTCGTTTTTGCAAAGTTCAAGCATTTCGTTAGCTTCTGTAATGAAACCTGCTCTTTCTTGCTTTAATTCAACTGAATTTTTCATTTGTTTTAAAGTTTGCTTTTGAGTTTTAACTCATTAGTTAATAAATTAATATTCGAAAGGTCTATAACCTCTTCTTCTTTAACCTCTTCGGTTTCGTTGTTAAACTCTTCCAAAGAACGTAAAGCTACATCAGTATTGGAGTAAGCCCCAACACCAACAATCGAAACATCAAACAACCTTCCGATCTTATTGATATTTCTCTTTGCTACATCACCATCTTTACTCCACTCGTCATCCTCTACCGTAAAGGCAAACGAAGATTCATAAAGTAAACCTCTACGCATTAGTTCAGCGACATCTCGCCCAACTGATGTGTTAGGTAACGTACCATCGTATTTTAAACCTAAATCATCTACAGACAACTTAAGCGTACCACCGTGATTTCTATCTAAGATAGCGTTCATATCGTGGTTAAATGTTAAAATTACATTGTCATCTAATCGACCATCAAACGCACCTCTTGAGATAACTTCTCTGAAGCCTAAATCTCTGCTTTCGTGTTCAAATAGTGAAGCGTAACCAGTCACTTTGATTTCGTCAGAATCTTCTTCCATACGAACCTCAAGTGCTTGTGAGTACACTCTAACTTCTTTATTATTATTCTTCTTCATCTTCTTTAATATTATTGTTAATACTTTCCCTAGATGTGTCCTCTCCTAGCTTATCTAAAGGCATCATATTCGATTGCATATAGACTTTCTCGCTTTCTCCACCCATCGGGTTCATATCCTCAAACGAACGTACCTCATCAGGCGATAACACACCAATGTTTACTAATGTTCTGTAGTAGTCAGCTCGTGACTTAGAATCACCTCTTAGTAAAGCGTTAAGATTAAACTTAAAGTATTGTGTACCTTGCTTCTTAAACGGAATTAGTTTTGAGTTCAACTCAGTTTCAATTCGTTTAACATAAGGCGTGATAGTGTGAACCACAAAGTCTATTTGCTGTGCTTCTATGTTATTGTAGCTAGCAGCAGATAAATCATTTATAAGGTGGTTCGGTACTCTAAAAATACGAGCAATTTCACTTATAGAGAATTGTCTTGATTCTAAGAATTGTGCTTGGTTGTTCGGTAACATCTTAGGCATAAAATCCATACCTTCTTCAAGTATAGCTGTCTTACCTGTGTTAGCCGATCCACCGTAGTTGTTAGACCAAGATTCTCTAAGACGTTTAGCTGTTTCGGGCTTGAGAGTCCCAGGGTGTTTAAGAATACCTCCCACAGACGCACCGTTCTTAAAGAATGAACCTGCGTGGTGGTTTAAGGCTAAAGATATTCCTAAAGTATTTGCTTGTGATTCAATAGGCGATTGTCCCTCGATACCATCAAGAGAAATACCTTTACAATGAATCATATCGATTGCGTTTACTCTACCTGTGTAAGGATAAACGAAATTAGTATTGTTTTGATTTATTTCGTAATATACACTTCTACCATCAGGTGACATATAAATATCTACATCAACGCATTGTATAGGGTGCAATCCAATAGGTAAACCTGCTCCGTTTCTTTCGATGTAAGCGTAGAAGTTTCCATCTAAGCTCAAGTCAACTAGCATACGCTCGAAGAACATAAAAGAATTAAATAAAGGAGAAGGTTGTTTACCTACTAAATCAGTTAAGGGGGAGTTTAATTTTTTCTTATTGCCAGTTTCAGGATCAACTTCGTGTTCCGATATTGGAAGTGAAGCGATTGTTTCTGACAAGACTCTTACGCAAGACCAAACCGCTGCTATTCGCATTGCTTGTTCTTTAGATACGTTTTCGCCTGATTGTGAACCGAAAGTTGGTCCTAGTATAGTCTGTCCGTAAAGACCTCTTTCCTCTTGTTTAAGAGGTTGTTTTCTTTGTGTAAAAAAGTCAAATATTCCCAAATTGTCTGATTTTATGAAAAACTATACACCTATAAATAGTAAAAACACCTAAAATGTGAACTAATTTTTCGAATTATTTTTGATTTTTTTTAAAGAACGTGCTAAAACCTTATGTATATAGCGGATACTACACCCTTTAATTTTAGCTATTTCTTGTATTTTTAGCCCATATTCAAACCTTAAATACACAATATCTTTTGCTTTTTGGCTGTCTAATTTGAATATCTCTTCCCAAAGTCGGTCAGGAAGTGAATCGTAATCATCGCTTTTAAGGGGTGTTTTAGGCTGTTTAAGACGATAAGTCGTGTGAAAGGGGCTAGATGTAGATAAGACTTGATTAACGACCACACGAGCCACGAAATACTCTATTTGATTTGTTTCGTGTAAAGACTCGATAGTTTCACTCATTTGTGAAAGCAAAATAACGTTGATGTCCTGGACTAAGTCGTCTAAAAGGTGATAGTCTTGGTTATTAGCCAAAACACTAGAGCAAATCGCTCTAACACTACTTTGGTGTAGTGTAATTATCTCGCCTTTAGATAAAGAATATCTCCTTGTCATCATAACCTGTTCCACTATTTTTGTTTTTCATTGCTTCGCTTAAAGCCATTAGACACGAAACGATACCATCAATTTTGTCGTTAGATTTAGCTTTGTTCGGCTTCACGTTACCTGCGGGGTCTTGGGTAAGTACGATGTTTGACATCATCCACCTAAGTACAGGATTTCCTGCGTGACGAATGTTTCCTCCAAGCACTAAAGTTTCGAACTCTTTTGTTGCAGGTGACATAGTCCGATAACCTTGACCAACAGGTATCATTGGACAACCCTCTTCTGTAAGGTCGATTACGATTTGTGAAGCGTTCCATCTATCATAAGCTATCATTTGAATATCGTATATCTCGCTCAAGTCACGTATCTTTTGCTTGATGTAGTTGTAATCGCAAACGTCACCAGGAGTAAAGATAACGTGTCCCTCTCTGTGCCATTTCAGGTAATCTACCTTATCTCGTTCTGATCGTTTGTAAGCGTTTTCTTCGGGGATAAAGAAAAACGGAATAATATCGTACCCATCGTTGTTGTCAGGGAACATAAGTGATAGACAAGTAATGTCACGAGTCGAGGCTAAATCGAGTCCTGCATAACAAGGTTTGCCCTCTAATCTTCTTGCGTCTACAGGAACAGCTCCCTCCATCCACTTGTCGTCACTTATAAATTTAGTTTCGTTAGCTACCCATTGGTTTAGGTGAAGTCTACGGAACGTGTTTTCGTAGGAAGGTTCGTTTTTCGCCTTTACCGATTGCTGTTGCATATACTCTTCGGTGATAATCGTGCCGAAGCCTGGGTTTGCTTTCTTTTGTACCTCAACGTCAAAGATGTCATCGTCTTTATCTGCTTCGTACACAACGCCT